AAATGAGAGATTATAGAGAAAGAAACCCAAGTCCACAAAATGACCGTAGAGGTTGTTTATGCAAAGATGGTACTTATTCAAGAAAGTGCTGTGATGGAAGTTTCCAAGCACAAGGTATAGGCAATATAACAAGATACTTGTTTCACTTATATACAGAAGATGGTGATAAGTTTGTACAAGAAAACACACACAAATTATTTCAATAATGGCAGATAAAAAAATAAGTGAATTAACTTTAGCAACCGCATTGACGGGAACGGAACAAATTCCAATTGTTCAAAATAGTGAAACAAAAAAAACGACCGTTGGTGATTTGAAAAAACAATTACCCGCAATCGCAATCACCGCTGAAGATGGTGTCGACATTGATTTAGGTTCCGACACATACAAAGATGCACGTATGATTAAATATTCGTGGACAGGCGCAAACGGAACTGCGGTTCATACCTTACCAGATGCAACAACAAATGAAAATCGATTAATTCGTTTTATTGCTGATTCAACATTCTCTTCATCAAAGCACGTTGATATTACTCCTGCTGTAGGGCAAACACTCGATGGCAGTTCAAACAAATACAGAATTAATAAAGATTACGAAGGTATTGCTGTATGGAGTGATGGAACTGAATGGTTTATAATCCAAAAGAAGGCTTAAAAATATAACAAAGTGTTAAATAATTAATTGTATAACTATACTCAATTTATATGAAAGCAACAGATATGTTAAACAAAGTAAAAGAAGTTCTTGGAGTTGAACTAAATGAAGAAACCCAAGAAGTAAAATTAGCACAAGCTACTTTGGAAAACGGAACTGTTATTGAAAGTGAAGATTTCGCTGCAGGAAGTGAAGTGTTCATCGTAACAGAAGATGAAAAGGTAGCACTACCTGTAGGCGAGTACACTCTTGAAGATGGCGAAATGCTAAAAGTAGAAGAAGAGGGTATTATTGCATCTATAGGAGCAGCGGAAGAAGAAGCACCTGAAGAGGAAGTGGAAGCTGCAGAGGAAGAAGAAATGGGATATGCAACTAAAGAAGAACTTGCAGAGGTTAAAGAAATGATTGAAGAAATCAAAGCTATGCTTGAACCTAAAGAAGAGATGAGTTCTGAAGAAGTTGAAGAACCTAAAGAAGAATTAAGTGAGGAAGTTAAAGAAGAAGTAGAATTATCTGCTGAAGAACCTGTAGCTAAAATCACTCATAATCCTGAAAAGGAACAAAAAGTAAACTTGAATCTATATGGTCAGAAAAGACAAGCGACTACTATGGATAGAGTATTTTCAAAAATTGCAAACATTAAAAAATAATAAATAAAAAATGGCAACAACTACATCTATTACAAGCAGCTATAGCGGGGCTTTCGCAGGTCAATACATCTCGGTATCGCTATTGAGTGCTTCAACTATTGAAAACGGAGGGATTACAGTTAAACCTAACGTTAAATTTAAAGAAGTAATCAAAAAAGTATCTACTGATGACATCGTAAAAGATGCTTCTTGCGACTTTACAGCTACTTCTACAGTTACTCTTACAGAAAGAGTTCTACAACCTGAATTTCAGCAAGTGAACTTACAACTTTGTAAGAAAGACTTTATCTCTGATTGGGAAGCAGTACAAATGGGATATAGCGCACATCACGACCTACCCCCATCTTTCTCTGATTTCTTAATTGCTCACGTAGCTGCTAAAGTAGCACAGAGAACTGAAAACTCTATTTGGGAAGGTTCAACTGCTACAAGCGGACAGTTTGATGGTCTTACTACTCAAATTGCTACTGATGCTGACCTACCTGCTGCACAAGAAGTTGCAGGAACTACAGTAACTGCTTCTAACGTAATTACTGAATTAGGTAAAATCGTAGATGCTATCCCTTCTGCACTTTACGGAAGTGAGGATTTGAACGTTTATGTTTCTCAAAACATTGCAAGAGCATACGTTCGTGCATTAGGAGGATTTGGTTCTTCAGGACTTGGTGCCAATGGTACTAACGCTATGGGTACTCAATGGTGGAACAACGGTTCTTTAACTTTTGATGGAGTTAAAATCTTTGTAGCTAACGGTCTTGCTGATAATACGGCTATGGCTGCAGAAAAATCTAACTTATTCTTTGGTACAGGTCTATTAGCTGACCACAACGAAGTAAAAGTATTAGATATGAGCGACCTTGATGGTTCTGATAACATCCGTGTAGTAATGAGATTTACTGCAGGTGTTCAATATGGTATTGTTGATGACATCGTAACTTACGGTATCACTAACTCTGCTAACTAATAACTGATTAACTAATATAAGAGGGTAGGTGGTTTTATATCTGCCTACCCTTTTTTAATATCTAAAAATATGGCTTGTGATTTAACACGTGGTAGAAAAGAACCTTGTAAAGACGTAGTTGGTGGTCTAAAAGCTGTTTATTTTACTGATTTCGGAGATTACGGAACGGTAAGTCAAACAGATGATGAGATTACTGATATGGATGGTACTTTTACTGCATACAAATATGAACTAAAAGGAAATAGTAGCTTTGAGCAAACTATTACCTCATCAAGAGAAAATGGAACAACTTTCTTTGAGCAAACTTTAAACCTTACGCTTAAAAAGCTGTCTAAAGAAGATAACAAAGAATTAAAGCTATTAGCATACGGTAGACCTCACGTTGCTGTTGAAGATTACAACGGTAATGTATTTATTATGGGTCTTGAACACGGTGCTGAAGTAACAGGAGGTACAATTTCTACAGGAGCAGCTATGGGAGACCTTTCAGGATATACCCTAACATTAGCAGCACAGGAATTACTACCTGCTAACTTTGTAGATAGTCCAACTGCAGCAGACCCATTTGATGGAATGTCAAGTGCAACTGTAACAATTACAGAAGGAACAAACTCTTAAACCGAGTATTCATTTGATTGAGAAGGGTGGCTATATGCTACCCTTTTTTTATACCTTTATAATAACAAATTCAAAGTTTTTTTATTGTATAAATATGATTGTATTAGAAGAAAGTGCATCAGCACAAACTATTAATTTAATACCAAGAAAGTTTACAAGTGGGAATACTTATAACGTAACTGTTATAAACGAAACCACAAATACAGAAGTACACAATGTAGATACTACATCTATAGCGGAACAACTGTATTATAATACTTATACTGCGGTGTTTAATTTAAAAGAAGATGAGACCTATACACTAACCATTAAAGAAGGTAGTGAGGTAATACACAAAGACAAAATCTTTTGTACTAATCAAACTGATTTAACAGATTACACTATTAATAGTGGTGCTTTTATTTCTAACGATACAGATAACGAATTTATTACATTCTAATGGATAATTTACACATAGTTAATTTAGCTTCTTACAACAGACCTAAAATATCTGAAGATAAAAACAGAGATTGGGTTGAGTACGGAGAAGATAACGATTATTATTCTTACCTAATAGACCTTTATACCGAATCCACAACAAATAATGCCATTATAAACGGTATTACAAATATGATTTACGGTAAAGGTCTTGATGCTTTGGATAATAGTTCAAAACCTGATGAATATGCTGCTATGCGTTCTATCTTTCACGATAGTTGTTTACGCAAAGTAACTTTAGACCTTAAACTATTAGGAGAAGGTGCTTTTCAAGTACTTTACAAAAAAGGTCAGGTAGTAAGAGCAGAACACTTCCCAAGACAAACCTTACGAGCAGAGAAGTGTAATGAAGATGGAGAAATTGAAGCATACTACTATCATCCTAAATGGAAAGACGTAAAGCGTAGTGATAAACCTCAACGTATTGCAGCTTTTGGATTTGGTAACGGTAACGAACCTGAAATTAAAATTGTAAAGAAATACGTTTCAGGATACGATTATTATTGTCCTGTAGATTATCAAGGTGGATTAGCTTACGCTGAATTAGAATCAGAAGTAGCCGATTACTTAATTAACGATGTACAAAACGGATTTAGCGGAACTAAAGTAGTAAACTTTAACAATGGAGTTCCTGATAGGGAAAAGCAAATGCAGATTAAAAACGATGTAATGCATAAGCTGACAGGTTCAAGAGGCGAAAAAGTAATTATTGCTTTTAACAATAACGCTGAAGCTAAAACAACAGTAGACGATATTCCATTAAATGATGCACCACAACACTACGAATATCTTTCAAGAGAGTGTGCAAACAAATTAATCGTTGCTCATAGGGTAACAAGTCCATTACTTTTAGGAATTAGAACAGAAAACAATGGTTTAGGGTCAAATGCAGACGAAATAAAGACCGCTGCACTACTTTTTGACAATATTACTATAAAACCCTACCAAGACCTATTATGTGAGCATATAGACGATATTTTAGCGGTTAACGGTATTTCTCTTAAACTATATTTTAAGACACTTCAACCTTTATCGTTCATAGAAACAGACAACGCTATTACAGACGAAGCAAGAGAAGAAGAAACAGGAGTTAAATTGTCTGCAGAGTTTGATGACAATAAGATGTTTGACTTACTTGATGAGTTTGGAGAAGAAGAAGATTTAGAGAATTGGGTATTGGTTGACGAAAGAGAAGTTGACTACGACCAAGAAGAAGCGTTAGATAAAATGATTGGATTGGCTTCAACAGGAACTGCAAGACCTAATGCTACGAGTGAGCAAGATGGAGAAGTAGAAGATATGAAGTTTAAAGTTCGTTATCAATATGCACCATTAAGAACACAAACCAATTCAAGAGAATTTTGTAAGAAAATGGTAAATGCTAAAAAGATATACCGCAAAGAAGATATAATGCAGATGAGTACAAGAGCGGTAAATGCAGGGTGGGGATTAAATGGAGCAGCTACCTACGATATATGGTTATATAAAGGTGGAGGTGCTTGTCATCATTTTTGGATGCGTAAAACGTATATGGCAGTTGATGTAAAACCTGATGCTACAAACCCAAATGCAGAAATTAGTGTAAATAAGGCAAAGAAAGAGGGGTTTACTCCTGAAACTAACGACCCAAAAGTTGCTAAACGACCTGTTGATATGCCTAATAAAGGATTTGTAAATAAGTAAGATATGGCAGACGCATTATTCATAACAAGAAAAGATTTAGTAAAATTTAGTTCTGTCAATGGAAACGTAGATACAGACAAGTTCTTACAGTATATTAAGATAGCGCAAGATATACATATCCAAAACTATTTAGGAACTGACCTTTATAATAAGATACAAGCTGATATTGTAGCAAGTAGTTTAACAGGAGATTATTTAACGCTTGTAAACACTCATATAAAGCCTATGCTGATACATTGGGCATTAGTTGAGTACTTACCCTTTGCGGCTTATACAATCGCAAATAAAGGCATATTTAAGCACGGTTCAGAAAATGCTACAAACGTAGAAAAGAATGAAGTAGATTTCTTAATAGAAAAAGAAAGAAACGTAGCACAATACTATACAGACAGGTTCATTAACTATATGAGTTTTGAGGCAAGTTCAAAGTTTCCTGAATACTACACAAATAGTAATGATGACGTATATCCTGATAAAGATGCAAGTTTTGAAGGATGGGTACTGTAAGATATAAACCAAAACAAGAGAACGTTATAAAGTTAAAACAGTATTTAGCTTATATAACAAAAACCAAAAAAACTAATTGTACTATATATGGCAAATACAATAAATTGGGGTAAGATTTACTGTGAAATGATAGACAACTTAAGTTGGGGAGCAGACACTGCTTGGTCAACAAGAGCCGTTCCTGATATTTCTGCACCTGCTTGTTGGGGTACATTTGCTTTAACAGTTGATTTAACAAATATTTCAGGTACACCTTTAACAACAGATACCACAACTTATAGAACAGACCAAACACAAATTTAAGATATGGCACAACAAGATATTACAATAGGAACGCAAGATGCAGGAGGTGGGGATACTCTATTTGCAGCGTTTACAAAAGTACAAGCTAACTTTGACGAACTGTACAATGATGATGCAGGAGATGTAGGAAGTATAACAGGAGGCACAGGTATTACTGCAAGTTCTTCAACAGGAGATGTTACATTAAGCATTACTAATGATGGAGTAG